AACCTTAAACCGTTACGACGCAGTTTTATTTAAGTGTCACCCCTCAACCCCTCGCGAGGAACTAATGTCCATAGTCCAAGATCTAAACGACGAACGCCCTGACGCCATGTGGTTTTGGAGCCACCCCGTAGACCAACATTACTCAACACCTGTGCCGTCAATTATTATGCAGAATAAAGAAACTTTACAAAAGGCACGTAAAGAGTATAAAATGAAGCTACAGGAGATGGACCATGGCTGAAGGATTTTTAGAAAAACTCAAAAGAGAGAAAAACGAAGAAGCATTCGCCAGAATGGAAAAAAGCATGGCAAGAGAAGAGTTCCTATCTCAGTTTGACCGTGGACCAATAACAGAAGCAGCAATGATGGTGGGTGGTGCTGGTAAATTCACAGGTCCAGTAAAAGGACTTCTGAAATTTTTTCCTAGTAAATTAGACAAGATAGAAGCATTTCCTGAATTAAAAAAGATGACCCAAATCTTAAAAGACATGGGCAAAGGTGAACAAACAGCAGCCATAAAAATACTAAGACCTAAAATAGCTCAAGATAGAAACAAAATAGAAAGCCTATACAACAACGACATATTAAACAATCCCAACGCGAGTAATCGTGTAGCATCAATGTTAAATAAAAACAAAGAAGCTTATTCAAAACTAGACGTCTTTTTAGAAAACTTAGGTAGTCCTAAAGGTATGATGAACGGTGGGGTAGCTAGTTTAATGCCGTTGAACTATGGACTCTAATTTAACCGAACTACCCGAGTCGGTACTAAAAGAACATCTAGAACTAGCCGAAAGGTTAGAACAAATACAAGAAGTTGAACGCTGTCAAAGTGGCTTTATGAACTTTGTTAAAAACCAGTGGCCAAGTTTTATAGGCGGGGCTCACCATAAAAAGATGGCTGACGCTTTTGACCGTATAGCCACAGGTAAAATAAAACGCTTAATAATCAATATGCCTCCGCGTCACACTAAAAGTGAGTTCGCGAGTCATTACTTTCCTGCGTATCTTGTGGGTCGTAACCCCTCACTGAAAATACTTCAGGCGACCCACACCGCAGACCTAGCTGTTAAATTTGGTCGTAAGATTAGGGACTTAATGCTAACGGAAGACTATCAAAAAGTTTTCCCTGATGTATTAATTAACCCAGACTCAAAAGCAGCAGGTAAATGGGAAACCCAAGATAAAGCCAACCCTAAACTAAAAGGCGAGTATTATGCTGCTGGTGTTGGTGGTGCATTAGCGGGTAGGGGTGCGGACTTGTTTATTATTGACGACCCGCATTCTGAACAAGACGCCATGAACCCAAAGTCCATGGAAGATACTTATGATTGGTATACTAGTGGTCCGCGTCAAAGGTTACAGCCAGGAGGGGCTATTGTTATAGTTATGACCCGCTGGAATATTAACGACCTTACGGGTAAACTATTAAAAGATGCAGCCCGTGACCCTAAAGCTGACCAATGGGAAGTTATAGAACTACCAGCCATATTACCTAGCGGTAAACCCTTATGGCCAGAGTACTGGAAAATAGAAGAACTAGAAGGCGTAAAAGCTAGTTTACGTGGCGGTCCTAAATGGCACGCCCAATACATGCAGAATCCAACCAGTGAAGAAGGTGCACTAATCAGGCGGGAATGGTGGATGGAGTGGGATAAAGAAAAACCACCCGTGTGCGATTACCTTATTCAAAGTTACGATACTGCTTTTTTAAAAAGTTCATCAGCGGACTATTCAGCTATTACCACATGGGGAGTATTCTACCCAGAAGGCACCATAGGCGAAGAACTATACGACGGTACAGTAGCCCACATAATTTTACTAGATTGTATAAAAGGTAAATACTCATTCCCTGAACTTAAAGGCGTAGCCCTAGAACAATATCACGATTGGTCACCCGACGTAGTAATTATAGAGAATAAAGCTAGTGGTATACCGCTCACTCAAGAACTTAGGAACATAGGTATTCCCGTACAGAACTTTACTCCTAGTAAAGGAAATGATAAGATTGCTAGAGTAAACGCTAGTACCCCACTTTTTGAGTCGGGTATGGTATGGGCACCAGATACTAAATGGGCTAACGAAGTTATTGAGGAGTGTGCTGTTTTTCCCGCTGGGGATCACGACGACTTAGTAGATTCAACCACTCAGGCTATGCTTAGGTTTAGACAAGGTGGATTCGTTAGATTACCTAGCGACTGGGAGGAAGAAGAACTATACTACAAACGTAAAGTAAGTTATTATTAACCATGGCTATAGAAAAAGACCAACTTAACACTGACCAAAATGGCGCAATAGACATAGAAATTATGGATATGCTTCAAGGTCAGGCACCCCAAGAACCTATGGGGATGGAAGTACAGCTTCCCGAAGAAATGAATATACAAGGCGATATGACTTCTGCTTTTGAAATAGGTCCCGACGGCAACGTCATACCTATGTTTGAATCAGAATCAATAACCGCTACCGATCATCAGGCTAATCTTGCTGAGACACTAGACTCCTCAGACTTATCCACATTAGCTAGTGAACTTTTAGAAGCTTATGATTCAGACAAAGAATCTCGACAAGATTGGCTTGATACCTTTAGTAAAGGTTTAGACCTACTAGGTATCAAAACTGAAGAGAGGGAAGAACCATTCCCTGGAGCCACTGGTGTTCATCACCCATTATTAAGTGAAGCTGTTACCCAGTTTCAGGCTCAGTCTTATAAAGAACTATTACCTCCTGGTGGTCCAGTAAAAACTAGAGTCATGGGTGCAGAAACCCCAGAAGTAGCTAGTCAAAACCAGCGTGTTAAAGAATTTATGAACTATCAAATAACAGAAGTCATGAAAGAATATGACCCTGAAATGGATAGTTTATTATTCTATTTACCTTTAGCGGGTAGTGCATTTAAAAAAGTCTACTATGATAACTTATTAGGTAGGGCTACTAGCCGTTTAGTTAAAGCTGAGAACCTAGTAGTAGCCTATGAAACCGTAGATTTAGAAACTAGCCCACGTTTTACCCACACCATGACCATGACGGGCAACGATTTAAAGAAATTACAACTAAACGGTACTTACCGTAACGTAAACATAGGTGAAGCTAACCCCGATGTAGACTATAACGAAGCAAAAGAAAAGATGGATGAGCTACAAGGCATATCTCCATCAATGACAGACTATGATGAATACACAGTTTTAGAGATGCACGTCAATTTAGAGCTGTCAGAAGTTGATGATTATGGTTTTGCTGTGCCTTATGTAGTAACAATACTAGAAGAACAGGGTGAAATACTGTCAATAAGGCGTAATTGGGAAGCAGAAAGCGAATTATTCAATAAAAAAGAGTATTTTGTACACTATAAATTCCTTCCAGGGCTAGGTTTTTACGGATTTGGGCTAATTCACATGATTGGAGGACTAACTAAGTCCGCAACCGCGATTTTACGTCAATTAGTAGACGCTGGTACACTAAGTAACCTCCCTGCAGGCTTTAAAGCACGTGGAATGAGAGTCCAAGGCGAAGATGAGCCACTTAGACCAGGAGAATTTAGAGATGTTGACGTTCCAGGCGGAGTAATTCGTGATGCATTGATGCCTTTGCCCTATAAAGAGCCTAGTAACGTATTAAGTCAACTATTAGGCATAATTATTGACTCTGGAAGACGTTTTGCTTCAATTGCGGACATGAATGTCGGTGATATCGGCTCTCAACAGTTACCAGTAGGTACTACAGTCGCTATGTTAGAAAGGGGCAGTAAAGTAATGAGTGCTATACACAAACGTATGCATTATGCCCAGAAAAAAGAATTTAGGCTACTAGCTAATATATTTAGTAAAAGTTTACCACCAGTTTACCCATACGAAGTACCAGGAGCCAGTAGAGAAATAAAAGCTACTGATTTTGACTCTAAAGTTGATATAGTGCCCGTAAGTGACCCAAATATATTCAGTATGGCACAAAGGGTAATGTTAGCCCAACAAGAACTAGAAATGGCTAGAGCAGCACCAGAAATACATGATTTACGTGAAGCATACAGACGTATGTACGAAGCTCTAGAAGTTAAAAACATAGACGCTTTACTACCGCCTCAAGCGGAAGTACCAGCCCGTGACCCAATAACAGAGCAACAAGCAGCACTAACAGGACAACCCATACAGGCGTATGTCTTCCAAAACCACGATGCGTATATTGCTAGTCATAGTTCATTCTTACAAAACCCAATGGTACAACAAAACCAAAGTGCCACGGTTACAATTCAAGCTAATATACAAGAACATCAGGCTATGAAGTATAGACAACAAATTGAACAAGCTATAGGTCAACCGTTACCACAAATGGGTGAAGGTGAAATGCCACCAGAAGTAATGAACCAGATAGCAACGGCAGCAGCACAAGCTACCCAACAAGTAACAGGACAAGAACAGGCATTAATACAAGCACAACAAAACGCTCAAGTAGAACCGTTAGTACAATTAAAACAAGCTGAGATACAACAGAAAACACAAAGCGATCAATTAAAAGCTGAGGTTGACTTACTAAAACAACAATCAACCGAAGCTATCGCAGAAATGAAA